GGGCTTTCGCCCTACGTGCAGATGCACTTTGATCCCGCCTAACTAGCAAGGGTATATTCCCTACTACCTAAACTATCTGTTTAATTAACAGTAGACTACACTGCCAGGATGTCTTGTAATCATCCTGTCGACTTAAGTGAGAAGGTTTACTCATGAACCTTCGCTACTTGAAGAAGTGTATCTATAAAATTAGATACACAACTTAGATAGCAATCTCGTAAATAAGAAGATTGTTGAATAATTTTATGGGTCTTCAAAGCTGAAGACTTCATAAAGATAGTAGAATTCGATGACACTTTTCTCATCGATTTCACCTGGAAATTCTTTAAAGGATCTGATAACTCTTTAAAGATTGAGAAATCTTGATAACAAAACATTTGCCAAATGTCTTGTTCATCATTCTTGATAGCTTTCACAATTTCATCATGAAAACTAAGAGCACTCTTGAATAACTGGTAATATTCATCAGTTATCAATACACCTAAGAGAATAGAGAGGTTTTCTCTATCCTGTCCTAACTCAAGTAGATTACTTATATCCTGAGCAATCTGCATATTCTTTGTGATCATAAGATTATACTTATGATTGTTTGGTAAAATACTAATTAATTTACTTAGATTAGTATTGAATTGATAGAAATCTTTCTCCAATGAGTCTAAAGACTTATCAAGAAAGTTCGGACTATTTAATTCATTCTTCCTGTTTTCAGAGAGAATTGAACTTAGAAATGTATGTTCTAATTGGTTAATATAGAACGTGTATAAACTTACTCCTCTTATTGATGAATCAATAGAGTTATATATTTGTTTATCTTGGAAATTTTCCAAGAAAGGAATTTCCCCTGATGACATTACTGAAGATACTGCCATCAGTTGATCAGGTTTGTTATAGAAGGTTTTTAATATCCTTCTATACATAAGTTCTTTATAAACTACTCCCTTGGAACTCAACCAAAGGTATAGTTGTAAATCTGTAAAGCCCGGTTTATTCATATAAGCCGAAGCAAGTCCATAAGGAATTGGAGTGACAAACATTCCATCCTGAATAGAAACTTTCGCAAAGTCTAGAACTTCATGCGAATAGCTACCTTGCTCGTCAAAGAAGGATTTTCCTGTCTTTGAGTCGTTCTTAATGAGTGATACTTGCTCACACAACCAGCTATGGAATGTGTAGAAAGTATAACCTTCTACTTCATTGAGCTCCAATTCACTGGGATAGGAGACAATAGAATCATCACCCACGATGGCAAGAACCTCTGAAAGTTCTACACCCGTCAGGTTAAACCTTTTCATCAGCATGCATATGAGATAAATATGTGCAACTGAAAAAGCATCAAAGGAATTAAGCAATCCTTGGGGTTGCCCTGTATTTTGAATGTAATCCTCCAGAGTATTATCTAAAGGATGACGAAATGTTTTTGGAAGAGTTGATATGAACTCCCAGAAGTCCGCAAATGTTTTATTGAAGAGAACTTCAATAACTTTACATTGGAACTGCTGATTCAAAGTATCAGTGGCATTTGAGAAATCCGAGACGAAAACATTGTTTCGGTGTGCCTTTCTATATGAAGGATAAGTAACCTTCTTGAGAAATTTAACACCATTGAAATGCTGTTTCATGCAGCAACTTTCGATTGTGTTGAGGAATTCTGCAGATATCTTGTGAAGATATTTGCATCTATCCTGAATCGAGTTACATCCTACATGGATTCCTCTCGGTTTAAATTTGCCAGGATTTGGTATCATTTGCGTGATAACCAATCTCTCTTCCTTATCAATATAATCTGGAAGATCGTATTGATTTAAATAACCACTTTGATAACCTATTAGATCATCAAATGCTATTACTCTGGGATCATCCTTGATAGGATCATCCTCCACAATTGATGAGTATAAAGCATTTAGCTTTATCCTCTTTCCATTAATAGTGACAGTACTTGTTGCTGCTTTAGCAGTGAGGTAGTAATCACTATAACCAAATTTTGGGATTCCGTGTCTACGGAATGCCTTCATAGCTTTAATTATGTCATGGACATAAAGATTCGAATTTGTCAAAGGTGCATTTATATCCTTTGCAACCTCTTCAAATAAAGACCAGAATTCAATTGATGGATCTTTTGACTCTTGTCTCAGTTGGTTTAGTAGTGCTAAGCCATACTCTTCCATTACTTCAGGTGTTGGATTCATATGTTCATACACTTGACCTAAGCTTAAAGCAAGGTTGAGAAGAATAATGATCTTCTCCTTGTTCTGTTCATATTCTTCTTCTGTAATTTCAAAAGAAGATATTAAATAAAATGTGATTTTATGAAGGTAAACATAAAATCCAGGACTTTTCTTGAGTTCGACAAAACTCATAACCTCTTGAATTTCTTCCATATAGCTCATTAGGGCCTTGAAAGAATTGGGATAGTACGACAGACTTTCCATTTTCATAGGATTATCTGTACAAATGTAGAAATCTCCTGGAAATGCAGGTGCTTTTCCAGCGATAAATGATGAAATGACGTTCTGTAAATCATTACGTCTTTCCTTACAAAGATCAGCGAGTTCTTTGACCTCCTGACCTGAAATAGTAGATCTGGATTGTTTCCAGAATCCTTCGAGAAACTTTGATACCCAATTGTTTATCAAAGAAAGCGAAATATGATTTAGAAATGGATCTAAATCATGAATTAGATCAGAGTATAGACTCGTAAAAGAATCATATACTTGAGATTTTGATGGCCCATCATACAATGATGTGTCAGAGACCACCTTACAAGATTGATGTTTATCAGTCTTCATAGAGTACCACCTCCTAGATTAATAAAGTCTGGGTGACAACCCAACCATCTTGAGTCATTCAGAACTCTAGATGAAACCTACCTCCTAATAGAGTTATTCAGGCTCTATATCGAGTAAACCTTCTGTGAGTCATTACTTCACAGTTGAGAATCATTAGTTTAGACTGCTGAATGATAGTCTAATAATGCCCTCAAAGGGAAAGGCTTAACCGAAGCCCGGAAGGACCATGAGATCCTCCAGAACTAGGGCGCATCGCATCGCC